GACACTCCACACAAATAAAACAACATATTTTTACACAATCAAACTATCCTGAAGTAAAGAAGTCCCATCCTCTCCGTACCTTGATTAGATTCAATCAAAGATTCTGGGTAGAGGCAACATTACCATCAATAGCTCGTGTGACAACCGTAATTTGACGGCTAGCAAGGGGATTTAAAGATAATCCCTCAACTATCAACGACAAAATCTAAAAGTTAGACTGCAAACCAGCCTCATTATGCGTTCCAACATAGGACATATAGGCTGGAATTGTAGCGGAAAAAGTGGTTGTAACCCCCCAACCAATATTATCAACCATAGCTTGACTAGCCATGTATGTGGTGGCAAGATAAAAATGAGCTGTGTACGCATAAATTGCATACGCAGTAAAACCATCTTGGAGGGTAATTGGTAGATTAGCTCCACCAATAGAATTGGTTTGGAGTATGTTGGTAGCATTAGCTGTATTGAATGTGGCGTTGGAAATATTCAAAACAATTTTAAACACATCCCCAAACACAGCTCCAGTAGGCACAGTACTAACAGTGACTCCATCCATTAAATTTCCTCCAACAACAGTAAAGAAAGCGGGTTGAGATTGAGTATAAGCGGCATTAACAATAGTAACCAAAACCTGGGTATATTTCATACGTGATATTGGCAAATAGAGTGATCGGGGATTAACCTGCATCTCTCGAAATGATATATCATAATCTATCAACACATACCCAGGAGAGTCAGTGACTGATGTACGGGTGTACACAATCAACTCCCCAACCGCTTGATGCCTCAAATCTTCAGACAAACCAACATCTGTGGGCATCCATTCAAACTCAGGTAAATAAACAGCAGTACTATTTTTCCACAAAGGTCCAATTAAAGTGTTATGATCACTCAACACGAGCGGCATAAAGTTGGCCGAACTGGTCGTAAGGCCAGGACCAACCCTATCCTTATTAATATAAAACATAACACTCCCTGTTTCAGCTGTAGACGCCGTAGTGATATAATGGAAAGCCATGCCATGGACACGATACTCAGCATAAGAATTGGCGAAGTGTTTTAACGTGGATGTGACCATGCAAGCAGGAGTCAAAGGTGCTCCTCCAACCATGGTCCACCCAGTGATTGCTGCCGCGGTACTATCAATACCCAACAAATAATCCCTCCCCTTAATACGGACCCCATCTAAATAAGGTACAACTACAGGTTTAGCACCCGTATAGGTGTTGCCAATAGCGACAGGTGCAGTATCAATGGTAGTAACAGGACCAAACGCTGGTTTAGTAGCACCAACAACCTTCTTAGACGCACTTCGCACCATCTTCTTCTTCTTCCGTATGACAGGAACAGGCTTGACCAATTTACGTTCAACTACCTTAACCGTTTTCTTATTTGATTTCACCATTACCACCAATGAAAGGTCTCGCCCAACTTGTAAACTCCGTACCCGACACCAGCGACAGCAGCAACTGGAGCAAGAGCAGGTGCAGCAATAGAAGCAGCACCAAAAATTCCAGCAGTAGCTCCAAGCACTTCAGCAGGTTGCGCTATAGCAGGTGCGGACACGTTCCGATCACGCGTTATACTAGTACCGTTGGGAAACTGCCCGTTCTTAACTGGGGTGTAACTAACAACACCACGATTAGTTAAATCACTAATGGATCGACCAGTAGGGGCAACGTATTCCTGTATAGGCTTAGTATTAACACGAGGACCAGTATTCAAAATGGGTGAAGAGTACAAATTGCCACGAGGAGTCAAGAGAAAATCTTTATTACCTTGGGTGGGATAATACACTCCACGATTAGACATGTAACGTTATATGGGATCCCAAACAATATTGGGACTGTTCATCAGTGTAAAGTGACCTAGCTCCGTGCAGTCTCTTGGCATTTAAATTAGCCCATCAAATTGGTTTTGGAGTTTTAATACACTGACCCCATAACAAACCTGGGAGTCCACTCTCCCAGGCCTCTACCAAGGTTGCCCCCCCGATAGAACTTTTCCAGACACAATTGTTCATCCGGTGTAATTCCAAAAGCATAATAGAACGAAGCGCGACACTGGGGTGTAACTTCCCCATAGTCACGTTTCATACCATCGAGTGCTTCACTCATATTAAATCCGACATGTTGTCGCATGTCATATTTCTTCGTGAAACATCCAGAACGTTGGTACATCGCGTAGAATTCTTGGAAAATTGGTAATCGCCCTGCAAGTCGCAGCCCCCCCACACCCACAGAGTCCAGCCAAGCACGAAAATACCTGTCGGAACTCATATCCCATGGGTGTAGGAGAACAGCGTCTTTAGATAGCGCCAAGGGCTTCCGGCACATGACCCAAACAGACCCATCAAACACAGGCTTAGTCTGACAAAATTCAAATTGCTCGAACTCATCAACTGGATTCTCAATTGCCATATTGAATCCAACAGACATAAACCAGTCATACAATCCATCCAACTTGGGCAAGTCGGCTTTCTCAAGGAACAATACACAATCATCCCCATTATTAGCCAATTTCGCATGCACACCAATGTGTTTGAGGTAACAATAAATCATACTACACATCAACAAACAATTGCCCATTGATGTGTTCATATCACCACTCATGCGCGTACCTCTAACACAATACACAATCTCCCCATCAGGAACACGACCACGACAAAAGTTGACCAATTGACAATTGAGAAGTTTGCCCAACCGCTGTCTATGCTTATTAGAGGGGAAGCAATTCAAATAAATGTCATGCTCCCACTGCAAAGCTTGCAAAGACACG